CCCATGCGGGTCTGGGACATTGTCAGAGCGCTGGACAGCAAATCTGGCGGCGTGTCGCGCAACAATGCCTCTGCCACCTTTTGCTGGGCATAGGTTTCAGCCTTGGCAGGCGACACCCTGGCAGCGATTTGCTTGCCGGTGGCGCCAAGTACGCCCATGACTGGCTGAGTCAATGGGCCAATAACTCCACTGATGGCAGCACTCTTGGCAACGTCAGTTGCAATGTCGCCAACAGTCTCACCCTCAGACGATCCAAGGCCACCGACTGCACCAAACCCGACACCAGTTGCACCGGCCTGCGCCATGCGCTGACCCATGCCCATGATCTGGCCCTGAGCTGCTGGCTGGGTGAGGTACTGATAGAGCTGCGCCATCTTTGGCGACATGGCCTCGACCACAGGCGTCACCGCCTTGGTGACGGCCTGGGACACCTTGGCAGGTGCGCCAAGCATGATCGTTGGCAGCGATGCAGCAGCCTGCAACCCGACAGACCGCCATGGGTTTGCCTTTGTGTAAGACTCAGTTGCACCGCGAATAACATCACGCTGCTCTTGGTATGCCTGAGACAGTGGCTTGCCTTCAGTGATGGCCTTGACCGGGGCAGCGACAGCACCAGCGATCTCGTCATAAAAGCCCATCGTTGGGCCTTGCATGGCTGCCAAGAAACCTTTTTCGAGTTCTGATTTCTTTGCACCTGCCTCAAATGCCGGTGACTTGCGCTCAGTCAAAAACTTCAGCACCTCATTGGGTGTGTAGTTGCTTTCAATTGCAGCCTGGATTTGTGGCGCAACATCTGGCATCTGGGCCAGATACTGCATGATCTCATCATCTTGGTATCCCTCTTTACGGGCTGCATTGATCTGCTGTTTTATGCCGTCCATGATCCTGCCTTATCTTGTGAAAATTTCCGACAATGATCGGCGAGGTTGACCCGCTGGTGATGTACCAGGAGCACCGCCAGGCACTCTCATAATTGATGGGATGTTTGCTGGACCGCCAAGTGCCTTGTCAAGTGTCACCCCAGTGCTCTCCCCAAAGTCAATGTACTCGCCACGCTTTTGGTTGTAAGCCTGACCAGCGGCAGCATACAGCTCATTGGACAATTGCTTGAAGTCAGCACGTTGCGTTGGAGTCAACTTATTGCCAGACGCCCACAAAGTGAAATAGTTTTGCAGCCGATCCATGCGTCCAGACGCTGCCATGGCGATACCCAATTCAGACTCGCGCACAACAGATCCAGGGTCCAACAATTTCATCACCTTGGTTGCGCCTGCAACGTCACCAATTGGCGTGCCCTGATCAAGTGATGTGAGAACCTGACCATAAGCAGACTTCATGTCGTTGAAGTCTTTGTAGATCGGTTCAGACATAAATGTCTTCTTCGCGGACATCTTGTTTTCAAAGCCCTTTTGACCAACATCAACATTGACGTTGCTCGCGCCAGATCTGCGAATCGCCATGATGTTTTCCATGGTGACCGGCATATTTGCGGCCTGCAACAATCTGACTTCAGTGGGGGATGCCTCTGCCTTTGGCGATACTCCAGTGACAACCTTGTAGCTGCCGTCCTCGTAGTACTGGACAAGGGTCGGCGTGCCGTTAACCATTGCCTCTTGAGGTTGACCAGTTGGTTTGACCTCTGGCGCAACGGGTGCAGGGATGACTCCACCAGTTTTGGTTTGCAGGTAATACTTACCATCAGCACCCCTAAATGGCCCACCCATGACCTCTTGAGGCTGCATCAATTTCATCAGCTCTGGGATGCCTTTTTCAGCAGGCAAACCAGACAGCAGTTGACGCATTTGCGGTGTCAATGCAGCACCGCCAGGCATTGCGCCAGGCACTGCACTGGACTGTATTTCCTGCCCAATCATGGCCGCACGCTCAACTGTCGGGCCGACAGGCATCCCAGGCATGGCAATGGCCTGCTCAGGCGTGATTGTCTGAGGCTGGCCCTGCTGACCAAGGATTTGCTGATACCTCTCTTGGAGAGCCTGAGCGCGTTTGGCTTCGTCCAACTTCTGACGGGTCAGCAACTGCTGAATCGCACCCTCTTGAGCCTTGCCATAGCTGGCGGTCCCAGCCTGCAAGCCTGCACCAAGCGCTTGGCCCAGTGAGATGGGCGTGGCAGATGGGCCACCGGCTTGGAGCAGGGCCGCAGCGGTGGACAGCAGCGCCTGGCGCTGCATCGACTCTTGCTGTTGAGGGGTCAGGTACTCGCTCAGGGCAGACGTGCCGCCACCAAACAAGTCACCCAGCAAGCCCATGTTCATTGTTGCCATGATGTTGATTCCTTAACCTAGACCCAGCAAACCGCCCAAGATGGCGCCATAACCTGCATATTGCGGGTTTCCAGCGCCACCCAAGATGCTGCCCAACTGAGCACCGCCCAGAGCACCGCCAAGACCACCTGCCAATTGATTGCGGTAGATCGGTGTGGTTGTCGTGCCGCCAAGGTTTGGCACGTTCTGGCCCAGGGCACTGCCAGTCAGGCCAAGGCGCTCGGAGGCCAGGTTGCGTGCAGCGTCAAGCCGCGCCTGGGCCAACTGCTGGCGCTGCTGCTCGGCAGTCATCACGGCCTGCGCACCCGTCATGCCCAGGTTTTGCTGCTGCGCACCCAAAGCACCCAACTGGCCGACAGCAGTCTGGCGTATGCCAGCACCAGCGATCTGGTTGGCAGCGTTTGCCCTGGCCGCTTCCATGGCCCTGGCAGCATCAGTCTGGCCGAACCCGGCAGCCGTGGTGAACCCGGCAGAGCGCAACTGGGCGGCAGTGTCTGCCATTCTGCGCGTGTAGTCCTCGTTGGCGAGTGACTCAGAAATTGCCTGACGCGAGCCACCAAATGCCCTGGCGCCAACTGCCCTGGCCTGCTGTGCCTGCTGGGCGATCTGGCGCTGGCGCTCAATGTCTGCCAGCGTACCCTGCACAACTTGCTGCTCGTAAGGGTTCTGATATGCGCTCATGTACTGAGCACCCGTCATGGCCTGGATCTGCTGGGGTGTGTAGCCAGCCTCTCTAAGGGCCAATTGAGCTGCCTGGTTGGTTGTCTGCTGACCAGCGCCGCCAATGCCGGTGGCCGTGAGCTGCTGCTCTGCCGTTGCATAGCCTGGAGTAAACCCCTCAAACTGACGGGTTCCAAGACCTGCCGCAGCAGTTCTGGCATCAGCCAACTGCTGCAAATATGCAGCCTTAATGTCAGGATCAATGGACGTTGAGCTTGTGGAGGATGATGGTGTGCTGCTTCCACCCAATGCCTTTGCGGCCAAGCCTGCGCCAGCCAATGCAAGATTGGGGTTTTCTTTTGCAAAGTTCATTGCAGAGGTCAATAATCCAGCTCCACCAGCAGCCATTTGCGGAGCAGCCCCCGCACCACCAATCATGGCATCCAATCCGATACCAGCATCAAATGCCCCTGTAGCCGCACCAGCAAGACCAGCTCCAGCAAGACCGGCGCCAGCACCGGCGCCGCCAGCAGTCAGCCCAGCGATGGCATCATATGCGGCCAAATCGGCAGCAGTCGCTCCTGCTCCAGCAGCGCCAGCGCCTGCAAGAGTTTCACCGCCAACTAACCCACCAGACAAGTAAGCAGCAGTCGCAGCCGCAATCAGTGGCGCATTCTGAGACAAGCTCAGGTCTTTGTCGAGTTGAGCAAGTGGTTTGCTAATTGCCTGTTCAATTGGCTGACCAATGCTGCTAACCGCATTACTGATGCTGCTGCCGATATTGCTGAATCCACTGCCTAGTTGATTTAATGCGCCCATTTGAACCTCATTGTGGCTTCGTATGTTCTGAACAATCCATCATCGATCTTCTTGACCTCTGATGGGTAGGTGAGTTGTGCAATCAAGTCATTGATCCTTGGGTTGTCGTAGAACGTGACGGCATAGTCGTATCCATGATCCTTCAAGTCATCAAGGTACTTTTGCACGTTGGACACAAGGTCTTTTGCACGCTCACCGTTAATGCAATGAAATTCGATGCCGTTTTTCTCAATCTTCTTTGTCAGGATCAAAGTGTCACCCTGACGCACAACAAAGTTGCCTGTCTTGGGTGCATTCATCAGACCATCAAAGTAGGCATCAACCGTCATGGCAAAGCCGCCATAGTTCTTCGCCAGGTCTTCGGTAAGGATTTGTCTGATGTCTTTCATGGATGAATTTTAAGTCTCAACGCTTGCCAGCGGGTAACACGTCCAAACGATTCAAGCCGACACGCCAGTCATCAAGCACTGCCCCGGTGTACCTGACTTTGACCTGGCGCCCAGAAAACCGCACGCTGGTGGGTTCACTGGCAGAATAGGGGCCGTAAGTTGTCTCTGTGGCAGTGGGGTACATGCGGGTCTTGAAGGACACAACGACCTCTCCCAATGTCTGCTCATCAGGGATCAACTGCCGCACGCTCATCACCTGCTCGCCAGAACCAATCTCCACAGGACCAGATTCAGCGTAAGGTGCGACAGAGTCATAGGCAAAACCAACCTCATGCTCATAGATGTACCCATCAGCAGAAACCATCAGCGGGTTCAAGTAGACCCCACGGTCAGTGCCAGCCGTGCGAGACATGGTTCCAATCGACCAGTGGTTCTCGCGGTAGTTGTAGGTGACATATGAGTCATTCTCATTTGACTGACTTGACGGGTAAAACCAAATGATCTCGCCATACTTGGAGTTGTGGACAGAGTAGATCTTGCTAGACTGGTTGTAATTGATGTTTTGGAAGATGTAGTCACCAACGTCAGACACCAGTGGCTTGACGTACCCGTCATAGACCCAGAACCCTGACTTGCTCATCCAGATCGCGGCAGTGTCAATGGCCGCAACAGCCTGGGAAGAGATCAAGCCACAACCAGACCCGGCCTTCTCAAAAGAGTAGACGTAAGGCAAACCAATGTAGGTGCTGACGTGGACATCGACATCAGTGAAAAGCAAATTGACACCGCGCACGCGCTTGCCTGCCTTCAAGGAGCCAACAGTTTGCAGCTCAAAGTCACCTGCCTGGTTGGTGGCTGCCGGTGTCCAAGTAGTGTTGTTCTCTTGGTCACACCACTGCACCTTGCGAGGATTGCCACCAGCACCCAAGGCAAAGACAAAGCGCTCTGCCGTTGTCATCACGGCATTGCAGCTCGTTGGCGCGTTGGTGATGGCAGCGGCCAGGGTTGGTGTTGAGAACCCCAACTGCCACTCATAGAGCTTGCCATCAGCGTCTGAGCAGCCAACCAGGTACTCGCCCCAGGTGTCCAAGCTCCATGTCGTTGCTGGCGTGATGCTGCCGGTGTCTGGGCGCTGGACACCATAGGCAAAGTTGCCATAAGTGGAGTACCCATATCCGGTCTTGGTAGCTGCGTCAGCGATGCCAGAGGTGAACCCTGATGGCGTGATGTCCTTCAAAGTGCCAGCCTCATTCATGGCGTACAGCTTTGAGTGAGTTCCGGCAGCGATCCAGCGGTCCCCTGAGTTGTCGCGCCAGGTGATCAAGCCACGGCATGACCCGGTCAGTTGGCTGCTCGATCTCTTGCGCCATCCACCAATGGGACGCAAAGTACCCTCAAACCAGCGCACCAGGTTCGCGTCAAACCACCGCCCGGCTGACTGATATTCAGTGCCGTTGCGGTACACGCCTGGGGGGATTCTGAGTGTGGTGAGTGCCATGATGGGATTATGCGGAAAGATTCGAGACAAAACTCACGGTGGCAATGACTGATGGAGTCGCTGGCCTGGTTGGACTTGTTTCGGCAGGGTATTGCTCAATGGACACGCCAACATTTGATGGACGCCACATAAGTTGCAGATAATCGCTCTCGGCCAGGTCCACAAAGTAATTCAGTGCAGCGATGATGTGCGATGGATCTCCAGCGCTCTTCCTTGGAGTCAGGCCAAATCTTGAGTTGGACTTGGCAATATCAGTTCCATTCTTGCGAAACCAGACCTCAGCGTCTTGCGTGTCATTCGTGGTGTTTTTGAATTGCACGCTGAATTGCACGTTGTAAACCCCGCCCTGCGACACGTTCAGACGTGAAGTATTTGACAGAGTGATCCCATTTGCATAATCTGTCGTGTCAAATGTGATGGCATATGCCGTTGTGGTGTTGGCCGCAGTCTGGTTGGTCCCATCTTGAAACGCACCATAAGGCGCGTTCAAGTATTTGCCACCTCGCGGCCCAAGGACCGTGCCCAGGATATTGGTGAGCTTGCGAAAGTAGGTCAGCAGTCCGCGATGGGATTGAGCAGTCAAGCGCTCGTCATAGACCGCGCCAGGGGATGGCAGGTCTGGCGGTGCTGGGGTTTCGAGCTGCTGGTACAGGTTTGTCATGTCAGGACTGCCAAAGCCTCATTGGTGTGCTTGATTCGGTCTTCGAGGCCAATTGTCCCACCGTTGATCTTCTTCGTGAGCGCTGCCCAGTCCCCTGCCTCGGCCAGGCGGT